AGATTCCGCAGAAGCATCCCAGAAGAACTTCGCAGTTGTCCCCGTATCCTCATACAGCGACACACCGCCGTTTTCATCTACGTTCAATGCAGGTTTGGATCTACGATATAAAGTTACGCCCTCACCAGCATCAGATGTGGTTGTTCGCCCAGCCACAACAACACCAGAAACATAGTTGGCTGATGCTCCAGCAGAAATTTCGATAAGGTCGTCATTAAACGTAGTATGCCAAGCTGTAATGTTAGAGGTTCCAGCGTCACTAACTAAACGACCTGCCGCAAGCCCAGCGGCAACGGTACTAGCATCATTACCGCCTGTACCAAGCGAACCGCCACTAAAAACTGTACTGCCATCAACAGTCAAACCATCCATCGCGGCTGTGCCTGACACGTCGATGCCTGTGGAGGTGGTGGATAGTTTGTTAGAGCCTAAATGCGAGAGTGTAACGCCGCCATCAGTAAGAATTTTAATCGCTTCGTAATCGCTATGTTCTGCTTGGTCTACTGAATAAAACGTAGCGATGCCGTCAGCGCCTGAATCACGACCAGCCTCAATACGCAAACCACGGCCAGTAGTGTCGTAATTACTTGAACCAAAATAGACATCTACTTGAGAATTGTTGGAGTTGCTAGTGTTGTAAACTTTCAATGCTTCAGCAGTAGCGCCTGCACTCTCAACGCGAACTGTAGCAACGCCATCAGAAACAAGACCGTCGCTGACCACACTACCCGTAACGTCGATGCCTGATGAGGTGGTGGCTAGTTTTAAGTTGTTGTTGTAATATAATTTTACATCGCCATCTTTTATTGCTGATACCATTGCGTCACCATCCGATGACTTTAAAGCAATAGCATTTCCGTTCGTGATAAGTTGAAGGTTACCCGTAGATGTATCTTCAATAATGCTATTGTTACCATCATGATAAATCTGTAGGTCGTTACCAGCGCCCAGCTGAATTTTGTCAGAGTCGCCCAGGTTCAGGCCGTCTGCGCTGATAACGCCGTCGGTGCTGACAGACACCTGCTCAAAGTTATCAATGCCCAAGGTTTTCTTCGCGTCGGCTGCTGTGTCAGCGCGCAGTAAAGACTCGCCTGTAATGCCCGAGGGCTTGTCGAGCTTGTTCAGCTCTTCGCGCAGGTTGAGTGCCGGTTTGGTGATCTTTACTGTCATTACACAGACTCCTTGATCGATTGCGGCGTTGCATCAACTACCGCCTGGGCAGCCGCCCTCTCTTGTTCGTCTTTTACAATTGCAGGGTTCTTGACCATCTCGACGCCTGTTTGCTCGCCGGTCTCTTCGTCAAGCACCGGCTGCTCAACCTCTGCCGGCAGTGGCTCGATCTCCGTTACCACAACCACCTCGATCATGACCTCTTCCATCTCGCCGGTTTCTTCGTTCATCTCAGGCGCAGCTACTGTCTCTTTCACCTCGTCGCGACCATCTGCCAGAACATACTGCTCCAGGCGTGCAGTCGCCTCGAGGTACTCGTGCGTCTGGCGCTTGACCGTGATGTGCTCGGGCTCGACGTACTCGAAGCCGTCGGACCAGGGTGGTGCCATCTGAGCTTTTTCGTTAGAGGTGTTCACTGCCTGCATTTCACCGCGCACCCTGGCAAGGTCCAGGCGCGTCATTACCCACGACTTAACCATTTCGTCTGTTAAGTCCTGGAACGGTGTGAACACCTGCTTCGGTGGGTTTAGCCGCGTGGCCCCGGTGACGGTCACCCCGCCCTCGGTAGCTGTCCACTCGACCTTGGTGACGACGTTGGACATGCCCTCGGTGAACATGTGCGTGTGGAGCTTATCGATAGTCAGTTCCATGTTATTCCTCGACAACCAGGTCATTTGATGCACTGATAGCTACGCCAACCCCGTCTGTGGTGTTGTCTACACGCTGAAGCCCTCTGAACATCGACCGCCCGCTGTTTGTGCCTACGTGCAAAAGTTCTGTGTCTTCGTCATACGCAAGTGCGGTAACATTTTTGGCGGTGCCATAGTTGGTGCATTTAGCGTTCTCTTTGAAGAGGTGCTTCTCGTCGTTGTAAATCTTGGCAATCTGTTCAGCCGTGGGGGCCGTGGCTGAGATGCGGATAAGTGCTGCTTTACCGTTTAACCAGCTTGAACCTACTGGAACAGTATTTCTTCCACCAATAATTAGTGGCGGTGCGTTGCCCGTGCTTGTGTAACTAATATTTCTGGCAGTTCCAGATGTCGTGGCCTCAAGGCTGCCCTGCATATACATCTCAAGAACACCGTTTCTACGGACGGCGGTAAAGAAATACCATACGGAATCGTCATTTCCCATTGCCGTAGTAGATACTACACTTGTATTTGCATTGTTTTCGTATACATCAAATCTAAGGCTTTGCGTTGACTGCCAAATATTAAAACCCCAAAGATTGCTAGACCCATCACGCCCTTCCATGCGGTCGACAATCCAATCAGACGCAGCACTTTCTTGCACCCACCCCATCACGCAGAAGTCACCCGTACCAAAGTCAAGATCGGAGTTGTATTCCTGCTGTAGGTAGTTAGTGGGACTAAAACCACTATAGCCAACCAACTCTGCGCCGGTTGCTACAGGGTCTTTAGTAATGGTGCCGTTAATTAGGAGGCCATCGTTTCTATACGAGCGATCTGGCTCGGCGAGTTTGACAGAGACGTTGTCTATTTGAAGCGTACCCGTGTGACTACCAATTCTTTGGAAGCCTATAACCCAATCATGAGTATCTGAGATGAGACTGGTTACTGTATAAGTGCCGTCTGCAGTGTAGTAAGTACCTCCTTGGGTACTTATGATTGCGCCATTACCAGTTCTGCATGTGCACAGGCGAACTCCGAAATTTGCACTTGAGTTGCTAATTGTAAATGTGACGATGGCCTGCTTACCTGCTGGAAAAGCTGTACCGCCAGAGTTGTATATGGTTTCGTTGATGGTGCCATCAGCAACAGTTAGAACGCCCCCAGAAATCGTAGAGCCGTCAGTAGCAGTCCACTGAGCGGCGTCATCAAAACTGCCGCTTGCTACGTATTCAGTTCCACCAGTAACATTTGTGTCGTCGGTGTCAGCAAGGAAAGCACCTTTGATGTCGCCTACTAGCCACCCGCTTGTGTAAACATCGCTAGTACCGCAAACCATACTGTCACTGAAATTATCAGTATTAACCTTCAGCCTTGAGAAGCCCTGCCCAAACATCCATTTTATGGAGTTGGTTGTAGAGGCGCTACTTTGGTCATTGCCGAGAGCCGCCCCAGTGCCAGCCTTAATATCAACACTTCCTATTCTCTGCGTGTTGTTGCCGCCATGCACTTCATTAACAAACTCATTTCCACCTATGTATGTTTTAAATGAGCGGTCTGCATGACGTCCCACCATCATCAACGTCCAGTCTTCGTTGAACGCCAGATCGTCGTCGTCGTGACTGCCGTAGTTCACCTGAAATACAGTGCCGTCATCGCGTATGATATTCACGTTGCTGTTGGTGCCTACTGCAATTGTAGGAACAGGCAGTCCTGTGTACGTGTCTATAGGCGCGGAGGGCAGGACAGTCATTTTGACATCGTAGACTCGATTGCTACTGATAGCTGGAATTCCTGCTAAAACATTTGATAAGGCGTCGTTACGCTGTTCAATTGTGCCTTTATATTTTGCACTTCCAAGAACGGCGTTAGTGTTAGTGTTTCCGTAATGGATGCCTTCATCTTTTATAAAATAAACTCTGTCTAACCCTGCCCTAGCGCCATCATCATGGCCTACTACCAGTTCGCCATTTAACATAGCCACAGTGGTGTAGTAGTAGCCAGACCCTAGCGCCACCATGTTGTTATAGCCGTTGTTGAACACCATCCACATAGGCATTGATGGGTCGTCGCCGTCGTAGATAATTAGTTGATCTTGTTTTAATACCAAGACAGCCACAGCAGGGAACTGCTTAGTTGCGCCGCGCGTTGTAGTGTTTAGCGTCTCGTTGTACCAGCTTGTGCCTTGTGTGGTGTTTCTCCAAGCGCCGCCGTCTGAGTCTTTTGTCGTGTCGTAAACAAACACGTCTACTGCATTAAGAGACTTAGTCTCATCAATCGCTGCCAGGTTTTGATACGCGACGGCTGACGCAGCCGACTGGCTGTATGTGTAGGCATCATCCTTGTGCGACTCCGCCTCGTCTCGATAACTCTGAGCCTGCGATGCAGACGTTGATGCGCTCGAGGCCGATGACGACGCGTTGCTTACCGCAGAATCTAAATCTACCAGGTCAGCGATAATGTTTGAGGCCGACGCGGCACTAGCGGCAGCCGACGACGCGCTAGAGGCAGCCGATGATGCGCTTGAAGTTGCAGACGTGGCGCTGCTTAACGCGCTAGATGCACTGCCCGACGCACTAGACTCCGACGCAGCTGCAGCCTGCTGGCTGTCTTCCGCGTTCGACTCGCTAGTCGCTGCAGCAGTCGCACTGCTTGCTGCCGCCGTCGCTGAGCTGGATGCCAGGTCTGCACTGCTTGACGCCTGGGTGGCGCTAGTCGATGCCTGGGTGGCGCTAGTCGATGCACTGGCAGCGTTAGACGCTGCACTTGATGCGCTACTGGACGCAGCAGACTCGCTCGAGGCCGCGTTTGTCGCGCTAGTCGATGCCGATGTCGCACTCGCAGCCGCAGCAGTCGCAGACGACGCAGCGTTGCCTGCGTTAGTGGCAGCGTTGCTGACGTCGGTCATGTTGTCAGCGACAGAGTTCACGTCGGCCATGTTGTTGGCGACAGTGTTAACGTTCGAGATGCTGCTGCTCACTGACCCGATGGTGTTGTCACCGGTCAGGTTAGACGCAACGGTGCCGATGTCAGCCGCATCGCCCGCAACCGCTGTGACGTCGCTCGAGATGCCGGCGACAGTGTTTACGTTTGCGATGTTGGAGCTGACAGTGCCGATGGTGTCCGAACCCGCCAGGTCAGTCGCAACTGTGCCGATGTCTGTCGCGTCCCCGGCGACAGCTGTGACGTCGCTAGAAATCCCTGCAACCGTACCGATCTCAGTGTTGATTCCGGCAACGGTTCCAATGTTGTTTGATCCTGACAGGTCGCCCGCGACGGTGTTTACACTCGACAGGCTGCCGGCAACGCTAGTGATCTCGCTGTCGATCGCCGCAACAGTTGCAACGTCAGAAGAAACAGACGCGACCGTGTTGGTAGCGTTGGTCTCGGCAGTCTCAGCTGCAGTCTTTGCCGTCTCAGCTGCGTTCTTGTAAGTCTCAGCCAGGTCCCTGGCAGACTCTGCCGAGGTTTTGGCTGTCGTGGCCGTAGACTCCGCCGACTCGGCGTTGGTCTCGGCAGTCTCAGCGGCGTTCTTGGCTACCTCCGCTGCATTCTTGTGCTGCAGCGCGGTGTCGCGAGCTGATTCAGCTGCGGTTTGTGCAGCCTCGGCAGCAGTTTTGGCCGCCTCGGCGTCTGCAACATCCGCCTCAACAGAAACCTCGGTGGAGATGTTTTCGTAAAAACCCGACATATCAGTACCCGCTTGCTATTTGTGGCGTGGCGCCTGAGAACTCAGCCGATCGTGCGTGCTGCATCAATCTGCCTAGGGCGGTCTGATAACCAGCTTCCCAGCGGCTAGAGTCTGAGCCTAGAAAAGTTGCTGCCTCGACCAGGCTCCCATACAAGTAAAGCTCTGGGGCAGTGCTCAACAAATCATTTGTTGGCGCCGCGTCGGTCAACGCAGGAACGCTCTTGTAGTAAATCAGCACCAGGGTGTCGTCGCCGGTCATCGTGGGCGTTGGGTGGAACACGAACTGCGCCGCGTCCCTGGCAAATATCATTGGCGTGCCGGCTCTTGAGCCAGCTCCGCGCAGCTCCGACAAGCTAACGCGCTGCATTGGCTTATCGTTGTAGAACACGTCTTTCAGCTCCAGGAAGTCGACCGGTATATCGATCGCGCCCTGGGAGTTGGTTGTCACACTGATCGTTTTCTCGATCGTGGGTATCCGCAGCTCGTGAGCGATGCGGCTCTCGGCCAGGGAAATAAAATCAGGGATCTCGGCAGTGAGATCGGTACGGTTTAGCCAGTTAGCTATAGACGACTTCAGCTCGCCGTAGTTGCCCAAACTCATAGACGGCCACCGCCGGTGCGTAGATAAGCATACTCAGGAGAGTTTAGCTTTTTCTTAATGCGCTTCAGGTCTTCATGGTTTGGTGCCAGGACGTTGATGCCTTCCTGCATCCACGACATAACCACAACCGTGGGGATGCTGGCAACGCGCTGCATCTCTCCCATGCGGCGGCCTTCGGCCTGCTCGCGTGCAATTTTGTTTGCCTCGAGGGCAGCAGATACGTCCTGCGAGTGGGAGACAGTCAGGCTATCTTCCAGCTGGTCGTAGTGGAAATGCTCTTTAACATGGTCAGACATCATTGAGCCTCAAATAAAGAGAGAGCAGCCCCGGAGGGCTGCCCTTCATTGGTTTTAAGCAGTCAATGCTTCGATAAGGCCAGATGCCTTAGAGTTCTCGCAGACAAGGGTCAGCTCAGAGAGCATTTGACGCTTCTCAGAGTCGCCTGTGCGAGCGAGGTTGATTGTCTGCATTGGACGCAGAACAGCACGCGACCAGTACTCAGTGTCGAGTACAAGGCAAGTGTTCGCCTGGAGGAATCTGTTAGGAACAACAGAGCACTCACCGAATGGCGAAACGTAAACGTCAACAACGTTTACCAGGGTGCTGCCAGTGCTGAAATCACGCTGACGTCCTGAAGCTGCTGCGAAGTTTGCGACTGTTACTGAGTGCGATGGAGTAACCTGGATCTGGTTAGGATCACCGCCCGCCTCATAGACGTCCTGGAGGACACCGAGGAGGAGAGATTCAGAAAACGCACGGTTAGAGCCAGCTGTGCTGGTAGTGCTGCTGTCGATCTGGTTCTGAGCTGAGGTCAACTGACGTGCAGCTGAACCAGTGCCTGCAGTACCTGCCTGAAGAGCGCCAACAAACGCGTGCTCAATGTCGCGCTTGATTTCCTTACCCTTCTTAGCGATCTGGTAAGCCAGTTCTGAAGATCGACCATACTTGCCAACCGCTTCAGCAGTTCCAGAAGTCTGTACGACTTTTGTGAAAATCTGAGTGTGGTTAGTCTTGATGGTGGTTGTGTCAACGCTAGAGTTTCCAGCGTCCGCGCCTTCAACTGCGGCGTTAGTGCCAACAGCTGCAAGCTCGTCTTCCTGCCACTGGTGCAGCGTTGCAGATGCAGTGCTTGCGCCAATAGAAGAAGTGAACGGAGTAAGAGTTGGAGAGATATCGTAAATGATATCTTCGACGTCTTCGCGCTTACCTACCTGGTCGTAGGTCTTGTAAGTACCTGTTACTGTAGTCATGAGAATGTCCTTAGTTCACTCGATTCAAGAGGGCTTGGACCGCGTCATCCATCGAACCAGACTTTTTGAGACGTTCTCGCGACTTGCGATACTTCTCGTTCTTGCCTGCATCCGACGGGTCAGCTTTCTTGCCCGACAAAGTTTTCTTTGGTGACGCTTTGACTTTCTTCTCAGCAGTCACCTTCTTTGCCTGATCAAACTGCATTGCCTTGTACAGGGCAGTTATTGAGCGATGGTCCGCAATGTTGTTGAACTCATCGGCGCTGACTCCCATCTCGGCTTGGGCGTACTCCCCTATTTGGTAATAGAGGTCGTTCGACCAGTTCGGGATTGTGGATTTGAGAATTCCTAGACTTTCCTGCGCTCGATCGCGCATTGCTGCCTGGGTTTGTTCTTCCATCCTGGTCATGTGCTCTTCAGCTTGGCTTTTAATAAAATTAAAAGTTTGCTGCGTTTGCTCGTAAACAGCCTTGGCTTGTCTGTATTGATCAGGGTTTTCCACTGCGACTTGCTCCCAGTTCACACCCTCAAAGCGTGAAAGGTCTGCGCCCGCAGCAGTAAGAAGGGCATTGATTGAAGATTCGTATTGCCGGGTTTGTTCCTCCACGGCTTTACGCTGTTCAGCAACTGCCTGCGTCTTCTTTGTGTAGTCGGATTGACGTAGATAACCGAGTTTTAGCTCGTCGACCGTGACCTCCTGGCCATCGATGTCAAACTTCAGCTCAGTCTCTTCAGGTTCTTCATCCTGTTCCTCGGTCTCCTCGGTTGGGTCATCGACCTCCTCGGTTTCCTCATCGGATTCGGATGCTTCATCCTGGTCAGTTTCAACTACTTCGTCGGCCTCTTCGGCCTCTTGAACGTCTTCCTGGTCTTCCGGGGTTTCTGACTCGTCAGGCTCCAGTACAGCCATTAGGCGTTCTATTTCGCTTAGCCCAGGTGAATCCCCTGTGGTGGGTTGTTCTTCGGACATAGTTTGTCACCTCGTATCTTACTCTTCCGTTGGTTGTTTGCGCAACTCTAGGTTGTTAATGATGGAAGCGAATTGCTGCACAAACAGCTGCCCCGACTTAAACATTAAATAAAGACGCTCGCGCTCTTCACTGGCCTCGGGCGGTGTCTGCAGAATTTGCTCTATGAGATGGTTGTTCATCATCGAGAACGCTTTGTTAAACACTGCACTGTTCAGCATCTCGGTAGCGGCATCGGCTTCCGCCTGAATTTCGCCAATGTCTTGGTCGTTGATTTGGTCAGTCATCTAAAAAACTCCATTTTTCCGGTTGGTTTGTTTGATCCACTGCCTTCTTGCGCGGTGGCTTCAGTTTCTCGACTAACGCTTTCTTTTGATCGCGATACTCGATGAACTCGGCAAACGCCTCCGCTGGCTTTTTCTTCTCACCAAATCGGCGTTCCTGCTTTGCTTTTATGAAAGCGTCGAACTTAGACTTCACACTAGCCTCCTATCGATACGTTTCTCTTCTGTGTCTTCTCAAGCTCCAGCTCTTCTTCGCGGATCTTGATGTCATGCTTCTGGCGCTGCGCGTCGAGCATGAGACGCGACTCTTTCTCTTCCTCGGTAAACTCTTGCTTCTCCATGTCGAGCATTACGCGGTTCTGCTCCTTCACAACCTCAAGCTCTAGCTGGCCCTCCATGACCGCAACCTGGCGCGCCGTCATGCCGGCCTGGAAGGTCTCCATCTCCTGCTGACGTGCCTGCATTTCCTGCGCTTGCTGCGACTGCTGCTGCTGCATCTGCTGGAACTCAGGCGAGGCCGGGTTAGCCAGGTAGCTGCCGCCGTCCTTGATGCTCATAAGCTCAAAGGCGCGACTGAGCAGCGCGTGCCTCTGCTGCTGGCCGTACAGGCCGCCCAGGGTCGGATCCTGTGGGTTCATTGTGAACTGCTGGTCCAGGCTCATAAGAGTCTGCGCTTCCTTCATCTGCTCCTCGGGTGTCAGCGCCACCGCAACGCTCATCTCGGTACGGTCTCCCAGGAACTGAGGATTCACAGGCACAAACTGCCCATCGAGCTGCAGCATCTTCTCCTGGCTTTCGTACTGAATCGCCAGCTTGTAGATGTCGTGCATCAACGGCTTCAGGAAGTTCTCCGCGAAGTTCCTGGCCATGACCATGATTCGCCGGTTACTGGCGTTCATGAAGGTGTTAATCAGGTCGCTGGAGTTTTGCTTGCTGATCGCGGTGGAGTCCATGCCGCGTGACATGCGAGACGCGCCAGAGCGTGCCTCCTTCTCCTGCTCCATAGACTCGATCGCTGTGTAAACGTTGCCGTTGAGCTGCGGCGTCGGCAGCGGTCGCACAACGCTCTCAGGGTTGGGGCTGTTTACATCGATAACGGCACCGACCCGGTTATCCAGGAGGTCCCGCGGGTTCTTAACCAATGACAGGTTGGCAACCCAACGGCTGGTTGTAGTTAAGAACAAGTGATCGACGACGCCACGCTTCAGGCTAGACATGGTTTTCTGCAAGTCGACAACAACGTCTGCCAGGCTCATACCATAGAAGCGGTGAGGTAGCGGGAACGGGCAGAATGCGCGGAACGGCATCTCGCTGACCAGCTCCATATCGAGCATAACTCTGCGGCTGTGGATGCACTTGTAGTAGACGCACTCGTTGAGGTCCGGGTCGTGTTTCTTAATGTATGACTCGTATACCGTCACATACTCCCGGTCCCGGTCGTCGTTTAGATTCGTTGAGTCTTTGCGGAAGCTGTCGACACTGTCGCGGCCCAGGGAGCCGTCCTCTTTCAACATGTCCTCCTCGTCCAGCCTGGCGATCACGTCGGGGTCGAAGCCCTCAGCCATCAACTCGCCACGGGTTCGAGCTGTGCGGTATGAACAAAAGTCGCTGTCGTCGATGGTCTTAGCGCGCGGGCTGATCAGGAAGTCTTCAGGCTCTACGCACTCCACGCACACCTTGCTTGTGTTGAACCGGCGACGCAGCTCACCGCTATACGACACCATGCCGTTAACGTTCACCTCCTGGATAGTTGTCAGCTCAACCTGCGGGTCGGCTGCCAGGACACTAAACGCGCCCTCGTCCAGGGCCTCAAACTCCTCCGACTGATATCGGTAGTCGTTTTTCCAGTACCGTTTCACGATGCCAGATTTGGCGACCAGGGCGTCGTGGATCACGTCGCTCATAATCTTATAGCCGTCGTTTTGCCGGTAAAAAATGTAATTCGTGAGCTCAGTTGCCATCCTGGCGCCCATAACGTCCTCGGGCGTTTGCGGATCGAACCGGCACACGTTCCTGTCGGCGCTGAACGTCTCCAGGAGCATGGCCTTCACAGCCTCAACGGCGTCGAAGACGTCCATGCTTACATGGTGCGAGCGGCCTTTCACCTCGTTGCCGATCGGTTCACCGTAGTAGTACCGGTGGGCTCGGTCCCGCTGGTCACCTACTTCGCTGTTGGCGTAGGTATCGGCGGCGTCAATGTTTCGCTCCAGGGTGGATAGGAGCTCGTTTTGGTCAATAGTCATATTCATGGCTGGTATACCCCGCCTGGTTATAGGTTAATGTGTCCCGCTCGACTTGGTTCTGTCCGTAGCGAGTTACGCTGATCGCCGCATACCGCGTTGCGTCCATAAGGTCGTCAAACTCTTTGTGAATCTTCCCCTTCTTGCGGTGATACCGCCTGAACTCTTCAAACCACAGGTTCAAGTTGCCGAACACCTTCAAGCGCCCGGTCCGCATCCGCTCGAGCAGCTCCATTAGGCCAGGCTCGACATAGTTGGTGCCGTCGGGGTTCGTAAACTTCCCGATCATGAGGACACCGTTCTCCATATACATCTCAGCCAGGGTGCGACCGCTGCCCTTCTCTGTGCTGTCCCCATCGTGCGGGTAAATCATCGGTATCGTCTTCCCTCGACCCTTAATCGCACTGGCGTGCACCGCCGGAACCTCGCCGTCCTTCTTATAGACGTCGTATACGTAAATCGTGTCGTTGTCCGGGTTGTAAGCCGTCCATACAACACACGTCGGGTGCGTAATACCAAAGTCAATCGCCGCCAACTTCTTATAGTGCGGCGGTATCTCGAACGGATCGCAGCGAATAGCCTCCTCAGCAATCGGGAACACCATCCCCTCACCAAGTACCGGTATCCCCCGGGACCGCATATCGCGCTGGTACTCAGGGATTGCAGCCAGGAGCTGCTCCTTGGTGTCGCTGTCCAGGTGCGGGGCGTCGTCCCAGGTCACATTGGACAGGTGCTGCCCCTTTACCCGGTTATCCATGAACTGGCTAACCAGCTCAGTGACCCCATTCTCCGGCGTGAACGTCAAAACCACATACCCGCCCTTGCCATCGTTACCCGTGGCGGTCCGCGTCAAACACTGAGGGTAAATAGTGACGTCGGTGGGCTCCTCGTCGATCCAAATGAAGTCCTGGCTCGAGCCCATCAACACATGCTGGCCCTGGGTGTACGACTTAAAGCTAACCAGGGAGGTATTCCCAGCTTTATGCCTCACCGCCACATCCCGCGGCAGCCTGGGGGTGCCCATTGCCGGCGTTACCTGGAAAATTTTTGACTGCGGGATCAGCCCGGAGCCGTCAAACTTGCCGTCTCCCTGGTATTGGCCCAGCAATTCCTTAACAAGGACGTCCCTCAACTGCTCACCGGAGACACCTAGGCACCAAATCTGCGTCGGCCGGGTGAATTTTATGCCTTCCCACCACTCCGGGTATTCGCCTGTGAGGTGGTAAGCCACTTCAACCGCCATTGAGGCCGTTTTGCCTACGCGGTTTGCGGCCATGAGCATACGCTGCTTATTTTCCGGGCCCGCGTGATAGAACTCTCGCTGCCAAGGATACGGTTCGTAGTAGTCCAGGCGGTTCTCGCGCTTGTGTTTTTTAACCAGGGCGATAGCAGCCGCCAAATCAGCCGCTTTATTTTCCTGGCTCTTGGTTATTTTAGGAGTCCCTTTTTTGCGAACCCGTTTTTTGCGAACTGCGGTCTCAACCATTAGGAGTCCCAAGTATAAATTCGGATATATGCCCCCGTAGCCCCCCAGGGGGGAGTCCCGGTTTTGCGAAGTGGGTCTCTTCGGTGCACCCTCACAGGCTCAGCGGCTCGTAAACTATTGATTGACAACGAAATCCCTCCGATCACTGATAGGCGCTACAGCTTTGAGGGATCGATGCCTGCCTCGCGCAGCGACTGCAGTGCCATCTCAATGTCGATGCTGTTCGTTACGTCAGCCGCAACCTCAGCGTTGATATCCTGGCGGTCACGCCAGCCTGCTCGGTTCTTGAGGTAGAAGATCATCGCCGACACGTTCGGTTTATCGCCGGCCGTTGCAGCCTCGTATAGCGCATTCGTGACGTTCTCGATGCCTTTGTGCTTGCCACGCTTTAAAGCAGCCACAAATGCGTCATCGTCCCTCTTTCGCCTGTCGATTGTGCTGCGGCTTATACCCAGGGTGTCTGCTATCTGTTGCTCGCTCAGCCCTTGCGCTGCCAGCTTTTCCACCCTGTCCACGTCTATCTCGATGCGGTTGGCCATGCCAGTAATCCCTTCCCGGTGTCTGCTACAGGGGCGAGTATATGCTAATCAACTGTTGGTTGTATAGACACCAGGTGAGTGTCACATTCACAGGCTCACAGGCTCACAGGCTCATAATGTTAGTGGTCACTAACTTTTGGCACAGGTAGCCTATTTCAACCTGTGCCGGCCTGAAAACCGCATAGAATAAGGCTTTCAGCCGATTTGGCGCCAAGGGTGGCACAGGTAGGAACAGGTGGATTTGTGCAACCTGTGCCACCTCTAAGCTGTTGATTTATATACAGTTTCAGCCCTTTTTCCATGGGGTGGCACAGGTAAAACAGGTTTTTCGCCAAGTTCAGTAGGAATATATATTTTTACAGCCTTATAGCCGTAACTTTTATAAATCCATAGCAACTATACTTTTACTTGTTCCACTTGTTCCTAAATAAATAAAAGAATAAAAAGAATAATAAAAACAATAACTTACCCGTTCCTCCGGTGTCACAGGTTGTTCCCCGCCAACCTGTGCCAAACCCCATAATCTTGTGCCACCTGTGCCACCCACCGCCCAGGCATAAAAAAGCCCCGACAGCCACTCGTAAACTGTCGAGGCAAGGGGTCCACTCTCGTGGGCCTGGGAGTCGTCTAATCAGCCTGGTACTCGTCGCTGGCCTTCCAGGCTTCCAGGTCACCCCGCTCATATAGATTGAGCTCGGTGTCCAGGCCGTCGTCCTCACCCTCTGGGCAGCCAGGCTCGTGGTCGCCGACGGTGTGGATGATGTTGTAGCAGGCATCACAGAAGTGTCTCATGAGCACACCTCCCGCCCCTGGTATGGTGGCCAGCCTTCGCTGCCGTTGCTGGCGTCCCACACTGCCAGGTTGGCGCAGTATTCTTTCTGCAGCAGCACAGCCTCCTGGTAGTCGCCAGAGCCTACAAGGCCCATCGCCACGAGGATCAATAAAACAATAATTACGCTCTTGCCTATGTCCTTTGTCTCTTTCTCGTAAAACATCACAGCCTCCTCAGTGCACCGTGAACGGTATGCCGAACACTTCCTGCCACTCGCGCGTGTTGTACGCGGGTGCGTTCTCGATAGCGTAAAAAGCCGCGATCAGGTCACGGCACGCCTCCTCGTCATCAAACAAGCGCATGATCATCTCACGCGCCAGCTGCTCGAGCTTGTCAGCTCGTAGTTTGTGCCACTCGGCCTCAGTCATTAGCCACCCCCTGGTCTAAGAACTCGCGCACTGTGCCGGTGAAGGCTGCAGCGCGCTGGTTAAACGCTGTTAGATCGGTCATCCACAGCTCCCCAGGCAGTATGCCACGCCCCTGGGCGGCCTCGATGATCTCGAGCCACTCGTTGTCGGTGCAGTTGACCAGGGCGCTGCGGGCCACGCGGTCCATGACCGGGACCCTGTTGGGTTTAAGTTGAACAACACGGTTATTAAGCTTTGGCATAACGTTGCCCTCCCAGGCTAATGGCCGCTTATGCGGCCTTGATGTATTGAGGATAGATAGACTCGATGACGCGAGTAGCGTAGTTACTGGCCACGTCTTCAGAGACCAGCCCTGTCTCGACTAGCTGGCGAGCGATCTCGTGGAGAGTGACCTTGGAGCGGATTCGATTTGCAAATACGCTTTTCTTGATAGGGTTGATGGGGCGCTCACCGAGCAGCTTGATGTTGTCGACGCTGTCAGTCTTCAGCTCACCTTCGACGTAGTAGTCGATGTAAGCCTCACGCTCGAGCTGCTGGCGCATCTCGCCCAGGTTGTTCAGCTCAACGAGTTGGTCATAGGTGCGGTCTTCGACCTCGTTTGAAAGGTAGTCCATACGATCGTTGATAACTTTAAGGGTTGCGATTGCTGCGTTGTTAGTAAAGTTCATTGTGCTGCCCTCCCAGGCTTTTGTTAGTGGCGGTGTCCCCCGCCGACAAGAGAAGTATCTCAAAGCACAGTTGTATCGTCAACTATTAGTTGACTGTTTCTCCACTAAATTTTTAACCCACCAGTAAAGCTGGTCCTCCGAGAGGGTGTGTTTCATGATGTTGATGCGGTACGCGACCAGCTGCACGTTGCCGTGCATGTAGCCAAGGTCGGGGTTGATGCGGTCCACGCTGGCGTTGAACTCCTTATGACCGCCACCGTCTTTGTGGTGCGTCATGAACACGCCAGACAGGGCGCAGCGCCCCTCCTGGATCTCCCACAGCTCTATCAGATGATCGGCGTCGATCTTCCACTCGGCTCGGTTCTTGGCGGTGTTCGAGTACTTGCTCTGGGATGCCAGGTTGCGCAGGTAGCCTTCACGGCTTGAGCTGTTAGTACGCTGTGCAGACTGCCGGCACCTGCGACAGGTGTTCTCATAGGTGCCGTTTTTGCGTTTGTAGTAAGCGTCAAGGGGCAGCACCTGGTGGCACCCCTTACACTTCTTGTTATCCCCCGAATCGCTCATGTAGCGATTATACGACGTCCTAGAACGGTACGTCGTCGTCTTCCCAGTTTGCAGGATCTAGCGGGTCACCGGCCTCAACTACCGGCCACGACAGCTTGACGTTGTTGTGAGCCTCAAAGGCTCCCCGGGCATCGCTGAGCATTGCCAGCTTCACGCACCGGACACGTGCCTCACCGACACGCTTCTGTGTTTCCCCCATAACTAACCCCTCACAGGCTCTTAGGTGTTTCCAGAATGCCACCTCTTTCATGGGCGACTCGTATCTGCCACGGACGCTGCTGACATAGATGTCGTACAGCTGCGCCTTCGGGACGTCATCGCCCCACTCTACTTTGTCGCCAGCGACACGGTGCTCACGTATCTCGCCGTTCTGCAGGCAGCTTAACAGCCAATTATCTATCGTGCCCATGCTCTCCAGCTTCTGGTCCGATAGCGCCTCAGTGTGGGGCGCCGACCGCACGTTGATGGTGCTGAGGTCGAAAGACTGAAGGAAGTGCATGATTGCAGCCGCACCACCTTGGACATACCAGCGGTCCAAATTGGCAAAGTACTGCGAGTCTTGCTGCCTGCAGGTGCTGACATCGAATACAGCGAACCGCCTCTCGTCCAGGGACGCCGGCACGACCCAATCCTCGTTCGATGTAAACAGGATCCGCGTGTAGTTGGGCGCCGTGTAGGCGTCTACGCCCTTACGCTCGATGGTGATCTCTGGGTTGGTCAGTAGGTCCTTGAGCGCACCCTCAGAGCTCTTAGCCCCAGCCCAGAAAGCCTCGTCGGCCTGCAGGATCAGGGTGTCCTCCAGGTGCCGGTTGAAGTTACCGGTCACGTGCTCAGCCCTGGACACGATCTTGTGGTGTGCCTTAACCAGGCCACCCAGGATCTCACCGAACTTAGTCTTGCCCGTACCCTTACGGCCTCGCAGCACTAACCCGACACCGACCTTGGTCAGTGGCTGCTGAATGATCTGCGCGCACCAGGCGATGATGTAGTTGGCGTACTCTGCGTTGCCGTCTGCGATGACGTCGGTCACGAAGTCGATCCAGGGCTGCACGTCACCCTGCACAGGCTCAAAGGTCCAGCCCTGCCACAGGTTGTACTTCGACAGCTTCTCGCTGTCCGGTGCAAAGGTCAGCCCCGCGGGATAGGTCCTACGCTCGGGGTGCTCTAGCCATAGGTCGACCAGGTTCACCATCTTCGGCTTCCCGCCGTCGTCTGCCAGGATGCGGCAGTTGGCGTACTCTTTCTTTAAGTCCTCGAGCTTATAAAGCACGATCGACACGCCGGTGATGTCCTCTCGGATCACCCTGGCGCTGCCCTCTACCTGGACGAAAGCCCAGTGCTTGAGCATTTCGGGCAGCTTCTCTTCCTTGACCTCCTCGCCGACGACCTCCATCTCCTGGCGCTTGATGAAGGCAGCGGTCACTGGCATCTTGCCTTCGCTGTCGAACGTGTCCCACCGACGCTCACACTCACCTGGCTGATACTTGGCGCCGGTCGCTGACCAGTCGTCCCACAGCTCCAAACCTTCTAGCTCACCGTCGAACTGGTGGTGTAGGGCCATGCCGACCTTGATCCAGTCATCGTGGTGGGCGTCGGGGTCTATCTTTTCCAGGAGCTCACGCATTTCCTGGGCGGTGGCGTTTAGCTTTGGCCGCAGGTGTGACAGGTCGTCGGGGTCGTGCTGCACAGCCTCAACGCCTTTCCGCACCAGCTCCCACCCACGCTCAGAGGCGCGTCGTTCAAAGTAGTCGACAAACGCCTGCGCCTTGTCGCGAGTAATGACCGGGAGCTTAGTCCAGGGTGTGTCGGCGATGCTGATACCGTTGACCCACTGGTACGGTTGATTGGTTTGTGGGTGTATCCCGAACGCCACGAACTGCTGCCCGTCGGCCAGGATCTCCACCGCGTGCTTGCTGCCCTCAGCGTCCTCATACTCAGAGCTGCGGATCTTGGTAAACCCACCCTCAACCCTAAACGGCATAATGCACTTAGGTTTCTTGCCGACGCGGATCGGCGACTGGCCAATGTTCTCTTTCAGCCAGTGGATCAGGTCATAGTTGAGTTTTCGGTCGTGGCAATCGATATCGACCGCAATGGTCTTACGGCATAGGACACCGATACCGCCGTCCTTGTGCCCGTTGCCTGACCAGGTGTCGACGTCATTGTGCGTCGCCCGGATATCTTGCCAGCCTGGTAGCACTGGCGCCTTCTTGCCTTTCTTGATGGGCACGATTTCGTACCCCATGTCGACCATCCGATGGCCGTATTGTTGTAAGAATGCCATGTATCCCCCGCAGCTTAGACTTCATCGACTTCATTCAATATTTGTGGTGCCAACTGCCACCACTTCACTTTCCCGTCTGTTAACACTTCCATCTGGCAAGCCCGCAGCGCCGGCACCTTTCCCTCGGTGCGCCATTTAGATAGCGCCTGCTTAGTTACATCTAACCGTCCGGCCAGCTTGTTGTAGCTGTTCTGAGCCACTAGCTCTGCCACTTTGTCGATGCTGATCCGCACCAATTGCATGTCTTTCTCTTCCACTTTCCGTCCCTCAACTTCAACCTGTACTTACAACATACGGTTGACACCCTATAGTCAAACCCTTATTGTCGCAACAACTTTTGGTTGAAAGTGAATGGAGTGATTAATGGCACACAGTGTTTTGGGGGCATCAAAAGCGCATAGATGGATAACCTGCCCGGGGTCCGTCAGATTAGAAGAAAAATTTCCCGACACCACATCTCCCGCGGCTGCTGAGGGCACGGCAGCTCACGCATTAGCTGAGGTTTGTCTCACGATGAACCTGGCACCGGAACAATACATTGGCTCGACTGTTGAGGACCACTTGGTCGATGACCACATGGCCGGGCACGTCGCCACGTACATCGACTACATCAACATGCACCCCGGTGTGCACTACTTTGAGGTAAAGGTCGATTACTCAGCGTACGCACCTGGCGGATACGGCACCGCCGACTGCCTATCGTTCGCCGACGGGGTCATGCGCGTCATCGATTTAAAGTACGGCCGCGGCGTCAAGGTGTTTGCCGACGATAACGCGCAGCTCAAGCTGTACGCCCTGGGCGCTTTCCTCCAACACGGGTTCGACTTCCAGGTCGACGTCATTGAGATGACGATCGTGCAGCCCCGACTGGATCACATCGACACTGCCATTATGCGCGTGAAGGATCTCCTGGCGTGGGCACGTAACGTTGTAAAGCCAGCGGCCGAGCTGGCCATTACAGACGACGCACCCTTTAAACCAAGCGAGGGCGCGTGTCGGTTTTGTAAAGCTAAGGCCAGCTGCAAAGCCTTAGCGGATCACAACCTCATAGCCGTACAGGGTGAGTTTGAGAACCTGGACGAGGCGCTGGAGCAGCGCAGCCCCGACACACTAAACCCCGAGGAGCTTGCCGAGCTGTTGCAGAGGGCAGACCTCATAACCTCATGGGCGACCAGCCTGAAAGAGCACGCAACCAATACGTTATTTAACGGCGGCGTGATTCCTGGCTACAAGGTCGTGTCCGGTCGCAGCCACCGAAAGTGGGTGGATGATGAAAAGGCAGCCTATGAGGTGCACAAAAGATTGGGACAGGCAGCATTCACGTCCCGACTCAAATCTCCGGCGCAAGTAGAAAAAATGCTTGGCCGCGCAGATAGCGGTGAGATTGCCGAACTCATCGTTAAACCCGAAGGCAAGCCAACCCTGGTGTCTGATACGGATCCACGTCCGGCAGTAGGCGCGGCATTTAATGATCTGAATGAGGAATGATCAATGAGCAAAGTCATTACATTGAAGAACGTCCGACTATCGTTTCCACAAATCTGGACCCCCAAGGCGTACATGGAAGGCCAGACCCCGAAGTTCAGCGCGAACTTCTTACTTGATAAGGATGGCGACGCCGACCAAATCAAGGAATTTAAGGATGCGATAAAGGAGGCAGCTGCTGCTGGTTTCAACGGGCAGATCCCCAAGGGAATCAAAACCTGCCTCGGTGACGGTGAGGAGAAGGCATACGACGGCTATGAGAACGCTGTCTTTGTGTCCTGCTCGTCGCGCCAACGCCCTGTGGTTATCGACCGAGACCGGACCCCGTTAGTTGAGGAAGATGGCCGCCCATACGCCGGGTGTTACGTAAACGCTGCTGTGTCGCTCTGGGTGCAGAACAACCAGTGGGGTAAGCGTGTGAACTGCAACCTGAACGCGATCCAGTTCGTAAAAGACGGTGACTCGTTCGGTAGCAACGCCATGCGTGTGGAGTCTGTCTTTGACGATATCAGTCAGGAGCAGGCAGCGGACGCTGCAGAGGACGACTTCCTTAGCTAAGGATCGGGGCTTCGGCCCCGTTTTTCTTTATGAAGAAAATAAGCATCGATTTTGAGACATACAGCGAGTGCGATATTCGCTCCGCTGGTGCGTATGCCTACGCCGACCACGACACCACCGAGGTGCTGTGCCTGGCTTGGGCTGTAGATAGCCAGGCGCCTAAGCTGTGGCTTCCTGGGGACGCGCTTCCGTTTGAGCTGTTCAAGTTAATTAAGGACGGCGCCGAGGTGTGGGCTTGGAACAGCTTCTTTGAAATGTGTATTTGGAACCTGGTCCTGCAATGGCCAGAGATCCAAATGCGGCAATGGAACGACACCGCTGCCCTGGCAGCCGCACAGGCGTACCCGCGCGCCCTGGGAAAGTGTGGCGATGCACTAGGACTCGAGGGTGACCAGGCGAAGGATAAGCGAGGCAAGTTGCTGATCCAGCGGCTCTGCAAACCTTACCGGGGCCAACGCAATCGTGACCCTCAGCTGCTGCAGGAGCTCTACGATTACTGCCTCCAGGACGTTGTCGCCGAACGTGAGATACGTGGCCGGCTGCGAGAGCTGCGTGGTGCGGAGCGTAAAGTCTTTACCCTGGACCAAACTATCAACTGGCGCGGCGTGCGCCTGGATAAGGACAGCATCGAGCATGCCCTGGTGATCATCGACCAGGTGGCGTCGCAGCTAAACGCCGAGGTAGAGAAGATAACGAACGGCGAGATGGCATCTACTGCCAGCCGAGCACGTGCCCTGGCATGGATAGAAAGCCAGGGGTATGAGATGACAAGCTACGACAAGGCAGCGGTACAGGCTGCACTTGACGATGCTATGTGCCCGCCTAACGTCAGACGTTTCCTTGAGATACGCCAGGCTCTGTCGAAGGCAAGCACCAAAAAGTATGACGCTATGCGTGCGGTCCTGGGAAAGGATGGCCGCGCCCACGGTGTCCTTCTATATCATGGGGCTGCGACGGGTCGGTGGGCTGGGAGGCACTTCCAACCTCAGAACTTGCCGCGACCAAGTGTAGACGACGTCGACAGCGTCATCGACTCGTTGCGGTCCCGTGACCCGAGAAAAATACCAGGCGAGCCGATGGAGTCACTCGCCAGCTGCTTGCGGGGTATGTTGATTGCCTCACCCGGTAACCGCCTCATTGTGTGCGACTACGCCAGTATCGAGGCCAGGGTGTTGGCCTGGATGGCCGACCACGACTCGACGCTGAACTATTTCCACAAAGGTCTCGACATTTACAAGGCCACGGCCTCAGACATGTACGGGATTCCGTACCGCGACATTGATAAAGACCAACGCTTCCTGGGAAAAGTCGCAACCCTGGCCCTTGGATACCAGGGCGGTGTCCGTGCGTTCCAGAAGATGGCCCAGGCATACGGCGCCGACATTGACGACCAGACAGCCATGCGTGTCCGCGATGACTGGCGCGCAGCCAACAAACCTATTGTGTCGTTGTGGGCTGAGATCGAGCGTGCAGCCATTAGCGCGGTCACCTGGGGTGGGGAGATAGAAACCCGCTGCGGGTCGTTCAAGCTGATCAAAAACGACCTGCTTTTTAAGCTGCCATCGGGGCGGATCCTGTCGTTCCCGAACGCTCACTTCAAAATGAATGAGTGGGGCGATAACCGGCTCGCCTATGAGGGCATGAACAACCAGATCCACCGGTGGGGTGTCATCGACATGTACGGCGGCTCCCTGGTTCAGTCGATTACCCAGGCCATTGCGCGAGACCTCTTGGCCCACGCCGTTACCCAGGTTGAGGCCGCCGGCTACCCGGTCGTGTTAACAGTGCACGACGAGATCGTTGCCGACGTGCCACAGGATCACGGCTCCCTGGCTGAGTTCGAGAAGATTATGACCACTGCCCCGCCCTGGGGTTTAGGTATTCCTATTGACGCAGAAGGATATGAATCGAGGAGATATAGAAAGTGAAGACCAACATCGACATCGATAACCCGTGCGTGGGCATTTGCTCAACCACCACCGTTGGGTCGATCTGGTGCGTTGGCTGTGCTCGTTATTACAAGGATGTTATTGGCTGGAACGGGTACGACATGAATCAGAAGATCCTGGCAGTGCACCGCGCCGGCGTACATAAAGGCAAAAAGGATCGTGGCGAAGTCGACGATCACTGCGATTACCTTGGTACGTGAGGCATATATTGAAAAACGCGTTACCGAGTTGGCGAAAGCCAAGGGGTGGCTGTCGTTCAAATGGGTGTCGCCTTCGCAGCGAGGCGTCCCCGATCGCATGTACTTCAAAGATGGGCGCATCGTCCTGGTCGAGTTCAAGGCGCCAGGTAAAAAAGCAACACCGTACCAGGAGGCCATACATCGGCGGCTGCTGGCAGTTGGATTTTCTGTCCACGTTATCGACTCCGTTGAAGACGGAGAGAAACTTTTATGCTGAAGCGCACTAACTTACACCCCTATCAGCTCAGAGCTGCGGAGTTTATTCAGCAAAATAAGTCCGCTGCGCTGTGGATTGATATGGGACTAGGCAAGACGGTCAGCACCCTGACTGCGCTATCTGACATGCTCGAGGCCGGCGAAGTGAAGCGCGCCCTCGTGATTGCGCCGTTACGCGTCGCGCAACACACCTGGCCCAGCGAGGTCGAGAACTGGCAACACCTGAAACATCTGGAGCTGTGCGTCCTGGCAGGTAAGCCACAGGCTGCACGCCTGGCCGGGCTCAAGAGCAGCGCACCGATTCACATCATTAACAGGGAGAACATACCGTGGTTAGTAGACACATTAGGCACCAAGTCATGGGCATACGATTGCGTCGTAATCGACGAGAGCAGCTCCTTCAAAAACTCAAGCTCGAAAAGGTGGAGGGCCATGAGGAAGATATTGGGCGGCGTCTCTCGGATGATACAGCTGACGGGCACACCAGCGCCGAACAGTCTTATAGAGCTATGGCCGCAGATATATCTGCTGGATCGGGGGAAGAGACTGGAGAACACGAAGGGTAAGTTCCTGGAGAAGTACTGCCGCCAGGTGGGCAACCCGTCCTGGGCTCAGTACGAGGTGAAGCCAGACCGTGTGCCAGCGATATACAAAGCCGTCGAGGATGTCGTCCTCCGCATGGGCGCAGCCGAATACCTGGACCTGCCCGACCGGGTAGACAGCCAGGTTGTGGTGCAGCTCCCCGGACCGGCCAAGAAAGCATACGAGCAGATGGAGCGAGACTTCTTAATCCAGGTCGATGAAGGTGAGATCCTGGCAGTCAATGCGGCTGTGCAAATCAATAAGCTGCTCCAGGTCGGCAACGGCGCCGTTTATAACGAAGACGGTGGCTGGTCAGAGCTGCACACCGCAAAGCTCACAGCCTTGCAGGAGATTATCGACACCGCCCAAGAGCCTGTCCTTGTGGCGTACCACTACAAAAGCGACCTGGCACGAATCACGAAGGCGCTAGGTTCAAAAAACGTCCAAGTGCTAGACAAGAATCCTCGAACGATAGATCAATGGAACGCCGGCAAGATACCTGTCTTGTTAGCCCACCCCGCTAGTGCAGGTCACGGCCTGAACCTGCAAAAGGGCGGAAACGTCATTGTGTGGTTTGGTTTGAGCTGGTCACTGGAGCTGTATCAGCAGTTCAATGCCCGGCTGCATAGGCAGGGGCAAACAAAACCGGTACGCATTCATCATATTTTGGCAGACACACCTGCTGATCGCGGGGTGTTTGAAGTACTGCAAGGAAAAGCGGAGACGCAAAACAACTTGCTTCAACACTTCATTGACAAAATTTCAAACGCAAAAAAAAAGTTGAGGTAACAACATGACAGATGAAAAAAAGTGGAACGACAACGTAAACCACCCCAAGCATTACAACCAGGGCAACATCGAGTGCATCGATTACTTGCGCGACAACCTGGGGGACGGTTTTAGCTATTACCTGGAGGGCAACATCAAGAAGTACATGCACCGCTGGCGCTACAAGAAAGCGCCCGTGGAAGATTTACGCAAGGCCGCCTGGTACTTGGGCAAGCTCATAGAGAGTCAAGTATTTGACGAGCATTGAGGTGCGTATAGCGCCTTTCTGCGATCGCCCTGTAAATCAATGGCTTAGGATGTACTGGTACGCTGCTGGTACAGTTACTTCTTTTTCTTGGCTGTCTTGGCGGCTGCCTTGAACTGCTTCGCGGTTGGTGCGCCCTTTGAGCCAGGTTTTCGCATCTTCTCACCTGAACCGGCTTTGATTCGAGCACGCTTGGCGCGGATATTTGCGTAAAGTCCTTGTCCTTTCTTTGCCATAATTATTTCCTCGACTTAGCGCCGCTGCACTTCCAGCGTTTGCGGCTTAGGTTGTTGGGTGTGTTGGGGTCGCTCTGCTTGGCCTTTGACAGTCCCTTTTTGATGCCGAGAGACCTGGCGCAGTAGCTGTCGCCCTTACTGGTGCCAGGTTTTACCTTGGCACCCTTCTGACCGTATGAGACTTTCTTGCCAGACGCAGTGGTCTTCGTCCTGGCTTTACCTTTCGCTGGCATCGTCAAAACCTCTGAATATTCCTTCTTTCCTGAACATGTCAGCCACGCCGCCGTCGTACAAAGCAGCTCTTCTTAAGCCTGACTCTTCAGGGATCAAATAGGACGAGTCCAACTGATTAGCAAATTCTGGGTCAGTAGTGACAAAACTGCCTCTTATCGTAGAGGTTGGAAAACTTGCACGACGTTCCGCCGGGGTCATGTTCATTCGCTTTTCAGTATTGAATGATTCAGCCTCACCCTCTGTGTGACGATAAACACCATAAGGACCATACGCTGTCTTCATATCGTCATGCCGGCGCTTCAAATTATTGAATTCGTCTAGCTTAAATTTGTCGCGCAAACGATCTCGCTTACCGCGTAGAGAGCGGAGCTCCTTTCTTGCCTCATCTAAGGCGCCACGGTCGGTCCCAGTCTTAGCGAGCCTTCGCTCAACATAATCAGAAAGTGCCATGCCAGAACGTGTCGCGTCGTTTTGCAATCTTAATCTTTCAAGTTTTGCGATAACCTCGCCGGCTTCTTGAGCGTACTCTATTGACCGCTGACCTCTTCGCGGCGGTGGCCCAATTATGCTTCTGACTTGGTCACTGTACTTGTAGTAAAGAGAGCTGTTAAACAACTGCTTCGGCTGCGAGATGTTATACATAGACAGAAGCGTCTCTACCTCGGCCAGTGGCGTTATTCTAGATTGGTGATACTCAGCGTTTAGCTTTGCGCCAGATACGTCTTTCATCTCAACATCGCCAGGGAGCGATTCAAGCAACATTCTTCTACGCTTAAAGTAACTATCGTTGGCATATTGCATCGCCCCTTCAGGGGAAGCGCCGCCAGAATGACCCTCGCGTTCCTGCACGGCGTGCTGCATCTCGTGCATGACTGTACTGCGTTGTTCCTCGGGGCTTAGCCTTGGATTAACACGAATCTCGTCTCGCGATGGGCTGAAGTAGCCTTGCACCCCTGGGTTTTCGCGCATCTGCGCTTCAGTCATGGCACCGACATCCATCTCAGCCATATCAGGATAAGCGCGATATAACTCGTCGTGCTTAACCACGCTGTACGCCGGACGCAGTTGACCCGCTTGGTTTCTGTCAAACGGTGCAAAATCCATTTGAGAATCGTCGATCTCAAAGCGCCAGTTGCCGTCGGCGCCCCGGTACAATCCTGTGTTGCGGTATATGCTTTGCCGTAGGTGGCCAGCGTTTTCCATACGCACGGCCATGTCGACCATCATTGGGTCGATAGTGTCACTACGTGTTCCGCCTATTATGTCCATCTTGTTAGGGTTGCCTAACGCCTGGCCCGCGCCGCCTGTGACAGCACCACCGGCCAGGGAACCTACAAACTCACCGGTATCACCACCCAGGTACTGACCTGCTTGTGCGCCAACTTCAGATCCGGCAGTTGCTAAACCCTCATAGCCTAGCTGCTTACCAGCCTCTCTCGTTGCATACTGCAAACCCTGTTTGCCTGCTTGCCGTATTGCGCCTGCACCGCCAGTGGCCGCACCACCAACAATCTGTCCGGCCATGTAGGCACTAGACTCAGTGTTGGGTTGCAGGTTCAGCGCATCCCTGGCTGCGTCAGTGTATGTGCCTGGTGGCTGCATGCCGACTTGGGACATTAGGTAGTTGCGCGGTATGTCCATCATGTCCAGGGTGCCGGTGACAGACTCAACAGCGCCAGCTGCAAAATCTTTAGCGTCGTCAATATCAATGAAGTCGCTAATAACCTTGGAAAAAGACATCTTAGAATTCCTATAAGAAGTCAAGCGCGGCCATAGCGGCGCCGGTTGCCGTTGATTTTTCGTATGGGCGATTAAATGCTTCCAGGTGATCGACAAACGCGCCAGGGAATAGAAGCTGCGCCGGGCTTCCTTCTAAGCGCCGCTCCAGACCTCTAAGGCCCATAGTGACACCTTGAAGTGTTTCGCTCCTGGGAGCGTAAAATCCGTCGTTTGCTCTACGTGGGTCCATTATGCCTAGGTCTTGCGCTTGCGCTTCCTGTGGGGCAATCAGAGACCCAGCTGCTATGGTCGATGCACCGGCCATCGAATACAGGGGCGCCTTGCCTTGTATAAAGTCAGTCAACACTTCCTTCTTTGTCTTCTTATCGCGTTTAGCCGTCCTGGCCACGACGTCATCAAAGACCTCCATAAATGGGCGGGCATCGGCCACGCCTGTGTCGGCGCCCATCCATACCGACGCCTGGAACTGAGCCGGTGTCATGTTCATCTGGGCAGCGATATCACCTTGGAACTCTTCCAGGTACTTGTACTGCGTGTCTGAAGGCGACTTTTTGTTTTTGAAGTTGCCTGTTACGGCAGCCATATTGTGGGTGTCGATTGTCATCGGCGCTTGGTTACCTTTCAGGTTCTCCGCAAACGAGCTTACCTTTGGCCTATTTAAAGCCTGGAAGTGGCCACCATCCTTGAGGTCACGAAGCATGTAGTTTTGTGTCTCATGCGCCAAGTGGCCGTAGCCCTGTGGCAGGTCTGCATTTGATAAATCTGCAAACTGCTGCCCCTGGTTGTCGAGCTGCCGGAAGTAAGAAGCCCGCCGTATATTACCGTCCACCTTTGACCTGGGCGATGTGGCAGCGACAAAGTCCATGTATCGATCAAATTGTTGGCCACCAACTTGTGGTCCTAATTCTTCAATAAACGCGTCTCGCAACGGTGACGTGTTGTACCAGCTTCTGCCTCCAACTTTTTCACCTTTAGCCGCATAACCTGCCAGGCGGTCAGCCGTCTCGTCTGTGAGTAGTGGGTCAAGGTTAGATGGTCGACCTCGAGGCGGGTCATATCTCTCGAGCGGCTTTTGTGGAACGTCAGGTACGCGATCCAAGTTGCTAAGATCAAAAAGTTCTGTAACTAGTTTACTTATGCCAGGCATCTTAGAATTCCATCATTTTGAGCGTTACGGGTTTGGGTGGCTCTTTGTCCTCGTCGTCGTCTTTCAACATCCCTGTGTTTTTCCACTCGCCCTCGGCACGATTGATCTCATCCTGGACAGGGTTTGATTTTGGAGCTGAGCCAGGCATTCCCTTCAAATCGAGAATGCTAGGGATAGAAACCGGCGTAAATCCTGGCCCAGGCTGGAGCATACCGGCAGCCGTGTTTTGAATGCCGGCAGATCCAAGCGCAGATTGCATTGACGACGCAGCGTCCGAGGCCATACCGCTATCAAAATTTGTCGCCCCAGGCATGGTGGGCATGCGACTCATAAAATCTTTGTAAGCGTCAGCTGGGTCTGCTACGCCAGGAATAGCTCCTTGCGTTGTAGGCACTTGCGGCTCTTCTTTTTTAGGTTTCGCGTTCTTAAATAGGTCCACTAATGGGTCTACAACAGCGGCAAAACTGAAAGGATTCATTGCGCTAACACCCCTCTTCGCTCTTCCTCATCCATCATGTTGTTTTGAGTAACGTTCATCGTCTGACGCATGGCTGGATTAAGACCGCTTCGCGGGTCTAGCTCCTGCAACACACCCATAAAGAATTGATTAAGTGCGCTGTGCTCATCGTTGAGTTTTAGAGATGCAAAATCAGAGGGTTTTGAATCTCGAACAGCTTCGTCGATAGTGTTGCGGGCCGCGCCTTCGGGGATAATGCTCAGCACAGGGACATGCTTTAACTTCATAAAGTTAAAGAAAAAGTCCATTACCTTATAGGCAGTATTGCTTTGATTGACTGAGCCAGCTGGTCGCTTAGTCGCCTTACCGACTTGATCCTCAAAGGCTAAAAGCTGAGTGAATTGACTCGGCGACAAGACCGCCTCCAGCATGTCGCGATTCGATTTAATATAGCTGCTCAGTTTAGGGCCAGAGAAAATCTCTTCACCAACGGCGTTAATATTGTTGGGATTCACAGCCTTATTAAACATGTTCTTTATCACATGCGTGCGTAAATCTTCGATTGCACCGTATTCTTTGTTGTTACGGAGCACCTCGAGAACACGTGCCGTGTTTTCTGGAGAGCTTGTAAGTGCCTTAACAACTTCAGACGGGTCTTTAACAGGCGTGTTTGTTCCTGGTTTAACCTTAACTAATTGATCTATGACGTCCCGCGCCTCCCACAAACCTTTATACTCGGAAAAGGCTGCACGCGCGCTACGTGCTCCGTTGATAAACTCACGCGCAGCCTTGGGGTCCAGGCCCATCATCTCCAGTTGTGATTCAGGTATCGCGTCTAGTTGATCTAGAGCACTATCGCTGCTCTCTTCGATCGCATCCTTGATTTGGCCAATGATCCGCTGTCGCTGCGGATCTTCGTTGTACAGGCTGTTCAGGTACTTAATAACGTCCATTTGATTTGTTGCTGACAAAGCGCCTCGATCAACGTCAGCAATCTCTAACAGCCTGGAGCTGCGGAACTGCTCTGGATCGAGCACGCCATACTCACTGAGTCGTCTACCGATATCCATTAACAACGCCTCATGCTCTGAACCGTGATCGGCAACCATTTGGTTGAATCGGCTCTCAACACCAGCAGTGGGTATCGGTATCTCGGTCCCGCTAATTTGAGCCATGTCGCGTAGCGCACCATACAGTGCTTCATAGGCGTCCACGTCGTTTTGCTGTGCGTTAAGCATGGCCTGCTTAATACTGGCGCCAGCCGACTCTGCGCTGGTGTTTCTACCGCCTGCGTCTGAAACCATGTCGTCAGCTGCCGCGATAATGCCTCGGTTTTGCTCGACCTTGAACTCACGCAATCTATCGCCAGCCTCGCCAGACATGCGGGCCGCTGTCTCTTCATTCGACAGCTGCGTGAAGTCCTGGGCAGCCTCACCGGCGGTTAGCTTAAAGCCGTACTCCAGCTGAACCGCCTCGTCGACTGCGCGCTTGATGTTCACATCGCCACGTAGGCTGCTAAGGAACTGCTTTGTTTCTGGCTTTAGATCGTCAAAGTTCATGCCCTGCTGCTCGAGGGCGTCACGAATACTAGACACTTGAGCTTGGTCGTCCAAGACGCCAGTTGCGCGGCTGCGCTTTACTGCGTCCAAGGCGTTAGATAATACCTCACCAAAAACGCCAAAAAGTGTTCCATAACCTGCATTTTCTAGGCGGCTCTCACCTTCGCGCGGGTACTCTAGACCGCCCTCTGCGCCACCTAATAAGGCGCTAACACCGACACGGCCAGCAGTTGCCAGGGCGCCCGCACCTGAAACAGAGGGAGCTAAAGTCGCAGCCGGCAAAGCAGCAACCACGCCACCTAAAGCCTCACCGCCGAACGCGCTAACAGGGTTGCGGTCATAGAGCATGTCGCCCGCCATGTCGTATTGCGACATCTCTTCAGCGCGCTGCTGCTCGTTACCGATACCGATAAAGTCCTTAGCGCCTTCAACCATTCGGTTTGCCTGAATGCCAGCTGAAGACATAAACGCAGCCCCTGGACTCATCTGATCCACCTGCTGCTGCATGCTCTGTCGTTTCATATCTTCGTTGAACAACGCCTGCCGTGTCTCAGCAGGTATCGCATTCATTAGAAGCTGGTACTTCTCCATGTCGCCTTGGGCGTAGTAGACCCTGGCAGCTTCGTATATCTCGGCAGGTCTTTTGGCCATTAGTTGCCACCTCCTGGGTTCAACGCACTATTAACCAGGTCATCTAGATCCGGCGTTAGATCGACAGGTTCGTTCATATCACTGCGAATTGGACCCAGCTGCTGTAAAAACATCCCGCGCGCAGGTGGCTGAGGCAACATCATTCTGCTGCCAAAGAAGGTTTCTATATCACTGTCTGTAAAGTTTAAGAGTTGAGCTTTTCGCGAATAATCCCCGTACATCTGGTCGTAGCTGTCGGTGTAGCTGTTCATTAGCTCAGTTGCGACGGCGTACATCTCGCGCTTCACCGTGTCAGGAAGTAAGTCACCTTTTTTGTACCTATCCATTATGTTGTTCAGCTTGTCGTACAAACCGCCGGCGTTTGCCGTAACAGCAAACTCGCCTTCTCGAACAACAGACGTTGGGTCCAGTGCCTTCATGAAGCTAAACACTGCGGAAACGTCAGCAATCCCGCCCTCGAATGACAGTGCCTCAATAAGACGTTGGTAACCCTCATACGCGCCACGGTAACCAGAGATAGCGCGCCTGAAGTCTTTACTGTCGCTGTCGATTTTTGAGTACAGCTCAGAAGGTATGACTCGACCATCTTGGAACGCAAACGCGTCACCTTTCTGGACATCCATCTGATTCTGCAGATTTTGTATGCCTGCCGCGTCACCCTGGTTAAACAATTCCATCTGGCCAGTGCGTTGAGCAAAATCACGCAGCAGCTTCATCTCGCTGCTCAAAGGCGCACCTGCGTCCCGCAAACTTTTTATCATGGTCGTGTAGTTGGACATGCGTGAGTCCCTGGCAGCCAGGAACTTTTCAGCGTTGGTGTATCGGAGCTGCTCGAGCTGCTCAAAACGCTGACGATATCCAGTCTTCACACGCTCACTGGGGTCGTATTCTGTTTGGTCTTCGCCAGACAGCCAAAACACAGGAGATAAAAACAAACGCCCGGCATCTGCCAGGGTGTCACCAATGCGGAACATTGGGTTGTTCATTTTCTTTTCAGCCTCTAACTGCATCTGCTCCTGCAGAGCGGTTATGCGTTCGTTCTGCATCTGCAGCAGCTGACGCTCCGGCGTTACAAAGTTTGCGCTGCCTTCTTGCTGCGGCACAAAACCAGCTGCCTGAACCGATGCCTGCTCCTGGGGTGTGAGGTTTTGAAAAGGTGCCGGCTGAGCAGCAATAAACTGATCAAGCTGGCCCCTTCTCTTTTCAGCCTCATCGTAGTCAAGCATTGGCGCCTGCATTACTGAGTCAAAATATCCCATAAGTGGCTGCCTTTACCCTTAACCGCCGAACCCGAAGTTGACACTTGAAGAGCTTCCTCTTGAGGAGCTGCTTGCCTCGTTCAACACTGTTGGCGCTCCAACTATCTGGTTGTAGAAGTTCAACGCGTTGTACGGAGACATCGCCTGCTGGAACTGATTATTCAGAAGCTGCTGCTCATAATCGCGTTGGAAATTTCCTGCCGCTATTTGCTGATTAATGCCGGAGGTCATTATGTTTGCGCCTGACTGCATTCCTGCCATGCCTTGCCCACCCATCTGCAAGCCTAGGTTTGCACCAAACTGCTGGTTCTGCAGCGCCATTCGGTTAGCGTCCATACCCATGTTGGCGCCGAACTGCATGTTCTGATTGAACTGGCCGGTGTTGAATTGATTACCTTGCTGCTCTCGCTGCAGGTTAGATTCCAGCTGGTTGGCGCCGATGTTAAACCCTTGACCTAGCAACTGGTTTGCAGCGCCCGCGCCAAACATATTGGCTTGCTGTTGATTACTGGCGTTGAACTGCTGGTTCTGTTGGCCAAGTTGTGCGTTTTGTGATGCTCGATTTGCTTCTATGCCCAGGGCGGTGTTGTACGCCTGGCCGCGCATATTAGCTGAAATATCACCCACGCGATCCGCTGCGCCTCGGGTAGCGATTGCGTCCATGACGGCCCGTCGACTTGATCCACTGTTGCCAGAGCCGGCAGCCATAGCAGCGTTACCTGTGAGCTGATTTTCCTGCAAGTTACGCATGACGTCTCTACTGGCGGCGTCGATTTGGCCGGACATGACGTCGTTGTTCATGTAGTTCGCGACATTGTTCTGATTAAAGCCCTGATTCGTTGTCCCCGCAGATTGAGCCCCGGTAACACCAAAAGCCTGGTTAGCCATCTCGCGTGCAGTGCCGGTCGCAGCTCCAGAGCCTTGGGCGATGTTTGCCTGAGAACCGCCCTGTGCAAACATACGGCCAGCGTCCATACCGCCTTTAACAAACCCGGATGGGTTCGTTCCGGCAGCGCCTTGGATAAAATTATTTGCCGCGCCATAGCCCTGGTTCATCATCCCAGAGCTGTACCCCATCATGTTGGAGCCAGCACCTTTAATAGCTCCACCGCCTTGGAACTGAGACCCGATGCCGCTGCTTAGTCTGTCGTTTATAGACGCAACGCCTTCAACCGGCATACCGCCCATAGACAAAGCCGAAGCCTGGTTCCGTATATTGTTGAGATGTGGCTGCTGGCTGGGGTCAATAAACGACCGAGCCTCGCTCTCCGAACTTGATCTTGATCTGCTGCCGCCGAAACTAAACATTTAATTTCACCTATGCTATGTGTATCCAAACACTGTCGTAGTAATACAACCCACGGCCGGAGCCAGGGTTCCAGTTTGTTCCATCTGCAATAACCAGCTGCCCCACCTGGGGTTTGCTTGGCTCTGCCGTCAATACAGGGATGGTTATTTGCGCGTTATTGATAAGGGCGGTGGAGATCCGCTGTACTTCGCGGTTTGCCCAGTCGCGCAAGTCCGAAACTGTGTTCGCCGAAGATGGAAGCGGTGAATAACTCATCTGCTTGCCACCTCTCGGACGTCAATATCAAGGCCGGTGATGCGCCATGTGTCTGAGGCGCTTTGACTTTCAAAACGTAGGGCCAGGTATCGACCGGACGCCCTAACATCTATTTTATGGTCCGACTCTATATTGTATGTTGATTTACTCTGCCACGCCACGCCCTGCTGCGGGGCGTCAGAAACGCCGACACTGATATCTATTGAGCCGGAGCCCTCAATCTGCGGCATGATGCACATGATCTGCTTGATCGTGTTTGTCGCGCTGCCGGTAATTGTATCCAGGTCGATCTTCGATGCCTCAACAAAGCAATCTATCGCTGACCCCGCAAAACCGTTAGTGGCGTTGTGCTGCGTGATTTTGCTGTTGGCGTAGTCTGCTCCGAAGACTTTAATATTGTTGCTGTTAGTCGATGCGGAAGAGCTCGACCAATAGTCTGTGCTTGCCGCCCAGGTTCCAGGGCTGACATCCCAACCGCCGCTAGTGTCCATATTATCGGCAATAGCCAAAGCACGAACGCCAGGGAGGTCAATAAATGTAAAAGCATTCTGCGCCCAGTTGTATACAAGCGCCTTGTTTGCTGATTGAGAATCGGCGGCATCATCATCGGCGTAGCAAATCCAAACCTCGCTGCGATCAGGTACTGTTTGGCAGAACACGCTTCGAGTATCTGCAACCTGGTTAAAGAAACGACGGCGGACCCGTTTGTCGACAATCGACTGCTTGGTGTTGCCATCGTGCACATAGATGTCGTTTTGACCTACGACCAGGTGCCGGCCAAAGAAGCTGGCTACCGCTCCGCGGTTTATGATCCCGTCGTCCTCAAATATCTCTCTAAACGCAAAGACCAGCGGGGCGCCAATAAATGACATGGCAAAGACACCGCGCTCAGCGTAAATAATGTTGCTGCCGTTCAGTGCCAACTGATCAATCAACTGCCCGTTTTTGCCTGACAGGGTCGTCTCACCTGACAGGTTGGTTGTGCTGGTAATGTCGTAACTGCCTGGCACGCTCGTTGGGTCGTACTCGTCAGACCAGCGGACAGTGTACGGGTATTTGCTGCTGCCAATTTCGTAGCCCGACATAACCAAGAAGCTGTTAAATGGCTTCACGCAATTGGTTATCAGTTGGCTTGGCCAGTTTGGCAAATCAGCAAACCGTGACCCAGACGGGAGCATGTACTGCGGCACGTCTGATCCGTTATTCATCAACAAAGCCGTACCAATCTGAACGCCTTGCCATCGTGGCGAGTTTGAGTAGTTGGTCGCGTCAGACGTCTTTGTTACGTTGGTGACCGCGGCGCCATTGTACCGGTACAGCTTGTTCAGCGATCCGATAATTAAGGTGTTATTGCCAGAGTACAACCACCCCTGGACGTGTGTAGGTTGAAACCCCAGGTCTTCACGAACCCGGTAGCCCATAGCTTTTCCCAGTTTACCGTCCTCGATGACAACGTTGTTACCATCGGGGAACTGGGTAAGCTCTAGGTCATACGGCGCCTGGTCGGTGACAATACCGCCGGAGCCTATGTTTCTTAGTGGTATAAAAGCCACATTAATGCCCTATAGCGATAAATCTAAAGTTTAAAGCGTCGTTACAACCGTTAGTGATTCTGAATGTCGTGGTCGTTGGAGCAATCGTGCCGAGTCCGTAGTTATCGCCTCGACTTAGCGCAGTGTCTTCACTATTGACCACGACACTAAAGCAAGCGTTTGGAAAAGTGTTAGGGAAAGACACGCTTACGTTTGCACTGTTCCCGCTTATGAAAACACGACCCCATTGAATCATTAATCCATTAGGCAACTTAGCCCATCCGTTTGCCGATAAGCTCTGCGTAAAATCACTGTCTTGTACAAGAACAGATGCATGGAGCCCATCAATTGTGTCTGCATCTAAACCCGAACCATCGCCATCGACCGTCTTTATTTTTGTCAGAACGTCGTTAGCTGTGTATGCAGACGCGTTAAGTTTGTTGTCCAGAGCAGCCTGCAGCCCTGTAACGTTACCGATTGCGTGGAGGTGGCTGTTATCAGACACCGCAGCTGTTAGCGTCACGTCACCAGAACCATCAATCGAAACGTTACCTGACAAGTCGCCGGCGAGGGTGATTGTCCGCGCACTGCTCCACTGACTGGAAGACACCGCGTTTGCGCCCGATGCCAGCTTTCCATCCAGGGCAGCCTGGAGACCGTCGACGTTTGCAATGACGTGGTCATGGCTGTCATCCGCTACGGTGGCCGCGATAGTGATACCCGCTGACCCGTCAAAGTTTGCCGTTCCAGTTACGTCGCCTGAGAGTGCGATAGCTACCGCGCTTGCTAGAGAGCCCGCTGTTCCAGACACGTTCCCTGTAACGTTACCTGTTAGGTTGCCTGTGACGTTGCCTGTGACGTCACCCGTCAATGCTGCGGTCACCGTGCCGGCTGTAAAGTTGCCGGAGCCGTCACGCTTAACAATCGTGGACGCAGTGTTTGCGTCGGTCGCAGCCGCCACATCTACCACAGTGGTGTTCAGCTCGGTGTGCGTCTTAGTCATCGCCCCGGTAATGTTGGGGAACGTTGTCTTTACAGCTAACTTGATTAACCGGATATGGTTGTCGCCGTCGCTGACGTTGTCGGAGCTGGTTGGGTTAGTGGCAACCAGGTCATTGATGTGCGTTGCTGATTCGAGTGCCATTACTTTTTGCCTCGCGAGTTCATAATCCCGATCGTGCTTCGCACGCCAAAGCTGGCGGCCACGATTACGGACAGTGTGTATTGATACCAGGACGGCATACCCTCTAACGCCTCAAAGCCTCTCTCGACATACGCAACAGCGTCGGGGTGGAAGCAGGCAATCAATGGGATACTGAATAAAACGGTTAGCCACTCGTCTTTCCACGACTGGCCGCTGTTCTGCGCCATGACACGTTCCCAGTCGGCAACCGACTCGGCGCTCTTAATAATGACAGTCGCCTCGGCCTCTGCCTTGGCCTTGCTCTTAGCAACCCGGCCCTCGACCCAAGTGCCCAAGATAGAAGCGACTGGACCTATTAGCGTTTGCAGCATTACTGCCCCCAACCTTTAACGTATGCACCAACAGCCAGGAGCGATAAAAGGCCGATGGTTACTGTCTTGGTAATTGTGGTGGTGACTGCTCGTCGAGCCTCTCGCCAGGCGTCCAGCAGCTCGCGCATTTCACGTATGTCGTGTATCGCCTCCTCGTCATGGAGTCCAACCTCGCGCAGCGCCTCTTCAGCTCCACGTTTTGCTGCCTTCTGGATCAAGAGCTCTATCTCAGCCTCATTCATTCCATCCACCTGTTAATTAAGTCATCAACGCGGTTCGGTGTTTGCTCATACCACCGCGAGTCCCGCATCTGTTTAGTTACCTCTACATCGTCGCCAGCCTCTGCAGCTGCCAGCATCTTCTTGAACTGCATCAACCCGTGCATGCCGAGCTGAAACGCCATAGACGCTAAAACGATTTGCTTGTTCGCGGACAGGTTGTTCCAGAACGGAATCCGGTCGTTAAGGTCAGACGTCACACGCTCGATGTCGTTACCTAGTAAGTACATCGCCTCGTCGTGTGATATGCCTACGTCTTCCAGGTTGCGGCCAACGCCCACCGTCAGCTTGTCGGCTGTGCAGTGGTAGGGTTTTAGCCTCAACCCTTCGTGCTCAATGAGCACGTCTCGTAGCTTTTTTACAATATTAGGTTCCATATTCTACCAGTGGTTGTATATGTCCATACAAATAAATCAACCGCCTTTGAAAGTACTGGCCACCGCAATCGTCAACCCAACAATGGGCACCATGCCAGTGATCACCAGCGCCCCGATCATGAACTGGTCCTTGATCTTCTGCCTGCGATACAGCTCGGCATTTCGCTGCTTCTTGATCTGCTCGCGGATTTCTCTGAACTCAGCAAGCCCTTCGTTCCCCCAGGTATACCTAATCAGCTTGACCACCTCGGCGTTTTGGAACTGGATCTGCTTCCTCGCCGCCAGGATCTCCAAGCTCTCGGCCTGGACACTTTTACCGGAAACAACCCTCTTGAAGGGCGCCGTCTTTTTCGACCGAGCCTCTGCAGCGGAAAAATCTGATGCATGGGAGTACCACTGCGCGATTTGGCCCATCGTGTCCTCTACGCTCCTGCCCATTTCAACGGCCTTTTTTACCGTAGAAAACGCGGCGGAGGCAGCGGCTGCAGCTGTCAGAGGGTCAACCATTTAGTCTTACCAGGGTTTGCCTGTGAGCGTTGCAGGTGTCTGTTGCTCAGCAATGTTGGCAGTCAGCCCAGCCTCGATAGCAGCCTGGTCAACGTCCGCCTGTACCCAGCCGAGGACAACATCCTCAGTCAGTGAGTCGTAGGCAATGAAGTCGTCGGCGTCGGCGTCAGGCTCAAAGCCACACGTGCCGTATGCCGATGTAGAGTATTCCCCGCTTACCTCTTCCACGCGCCAATGAGCCACAGTGATACCCCCTGTGGTTGCATCGCGCTCCATTTCACTGATTGTCCATGTAGCCATTAGTTTTCTCCTAAAAAATTAAGCAAATGATACATATGATGAGTGGTACTCAAACTGAATCATGCCACCCGTGAAGAAGTTAGGATTGCTTCCAGCCCCTACAACATTAATTGTTGCTGTAGCTGTACCAGATCCACTCACAGTAACAGTTGGTGCTGTTCCGCTAGTATGGCTCTCTCGCTCTGTAACAGTCCAATTACCACTAGAGTTAGTGCAGTAGTAATATTTTCTTACCATTCCGTTATGGTTCACTGCCGTAAACGAAACATAAGTTACCAAGCCGTTTGATCCCCCAGTTATGGTAAACGTCCGACCGTTTCCAGAATTGTATATCTCGCCTTGATTGGATATTACTCTGGCACCAATTTGAGCGCCTGTTGAAATTCTAGCTTTTGCTCTTGCGTCTGGTGCGCTAGTGGTTCCCACCAAGAGATTGCCTACTGTATCCAGCCTCATCTTCTCAGAGCCGTTACGCTTCCAGATGTGGTTGTTCACTCCAGCACCGGCAGGGGCATAAACGATATTGTTACTTGAGTCGAATGTCAGGATGTCACGACTTGTTCCGCCGCTATCCTTAAATTTCAAATTACTACCGTTTGACAGGTATGTGTTGCCTGACAGGTAAAGGTCTCTCCAACGAATAGTTCCTGAAGAAGTAGTGCCTAAGTCAACCGATGCGTCGTTACCTGCACCAACGCTGTCCGTAGGAACAAAAGCACTTGCGGCATCTAAAGGTCTAACACCTTGAGTTGTTGATGCAAAGTACGCGTCTCCACCACGACTACCAATACTACCGACTGTGGTGCCGCCCTTTTTAAATCGGATAATTTCGCCATCAGTAGTGAGACGATTGAGATTTAAGACGGTTCCATTCTTGGCGGCTTTTATTTCTCCATCGCCATTAATGTTAATACCACCGCCAGTGGTGTTGTCACTTACGTTTGTGTCAGTGGTTCCCACCAAGAGATTGCCGCTTGCATCAATGCGCATGGCTTCTGTAACAGTGCCTCCATTTGCACTCGTAGCAAACTGTAAATCGCCACCGCCTTGAGTTCCTGCGGCCTGAGAAAGAATGTAAGAGGCCACTCTTGCTCCGGGAGTGCTTTGGTCGTTACAGAAAAACTCAAACTTTCCAATATCTTGACCAGCAGAAAACGTACCGTCTGAATTAGTAATTCTTATCGTAGGCGTTCCGCCAAATTCTGATACATCAAGTAAAGTTTGTGGACTGCTAGTACCAATACCGACGTTGCCGCCCGGTATAATAGACATTGCTGTTACGTTGGCATTAGAGTTAACAGCATCACTTGATACGTTAAAATCAAGCGCCATTCCGTTTCCAAAATAAGTACCACTTGACGCCCTGTATGTTGACCTGCCTCTTATTTTTGCACCGACGCCAGTGCCGCCAGCAGTTAAATCGTTTTGATAAAACTGAACGACACCAAGCTCTTGATCAAGACTTAAAGCTGTATCTCTAGTGTCTAATTTAAGAATACAGTTTGTGCCGCCGGACAAATGAAGCAACTCATCTGGACTGCTAGTACCAATACCCAAAGATTCCGCAGACGCATCCCAGAAGAACTTCGCAGTTGTCCCCGTATCCTCATACAGCGACACACCGCCGTTTTCATCTACGTTCAATGCAGGTTTGGATCTACGATATAAAGTTACGCCCTCACCAGCATCAGATGTG